GGCGTCGGCGGCGTCGGCGGCGGCGGCGGCGGCGGCGGCGGCGGTGGCGGCGGCGGCGGCGGCGGCGGCGGCGGTGGCGGCGGCGGCGGCGGTGGCGGCGGCGGTGGCGGCGGCGCGCTTCTCGCGAAGCTGCGCCAGCGTGATCTCGCCGCGTCCGTAAGCCCTCGCAGCTTCGATGCACTCGCGCGGGCGCTTATCGTCCGGCCGGCGCTTCTCGAAGATCGGCAGGGCACGTTCTGCGGCCCGGAAGGCCAGTTCTCGTGCTACGTCGTTCCCGGTCGGTTCGACCGTTGCGCGAAGCGCCCAGATGGTGTCTTCGATGCCGTTGGAGCCGAGGATGTGCAGTAGCGTGATCGGCGCGTCATCGGCAAGATCGGCCGGCAGGCTGGCGCGCAGGGTCTTGTAACCGTGAGCGCAGGCGTTGAAGCGGCGGAGTAAGGTCAGTGTTGTGTGGAGCATTTCGGCTTCCCGTTAGGTTTGAGCCTATAGGTTATCGACTTTTCAACTGACAACAAGATCACCAATGAAACACTATGTCTCAAATACTAGCCTATTTGCTCGGCTGGCCGTTTGATGGTCTCGATGTACTGCTTGCAGTCGCCCGACCTGTTCACGGTCGGCGCGATGCTATGCCGGCGGGATTCGGTTAGCTGGTGAATGGGGTTGTTGACGCAATGGTCGCAGCCCCTAGCCTTGCCGGCGGATTTGCAATGAAACATTATGGCTTCCTCGTGATTCCAACTGCGGCTGTGATTTTGATTCGGACGGCATGATGGCCGCGCTTTCCCTTCTCTTGCGAATAACGCCACTTGATTCTAGGGTCGTTGTCTGGGACACCGAACGCATCGGCGACCCCATCGCGGATCGATTTTAGCGCCGGCCTGAGATTATCGTCATCCAAAACGCCGGGGCTGATACGGGTCATTTCAACAACAATTTCATCCTTAATGACCGGCGACTCTCCCATATGCCGGCGCGTAACCATCCACGTCCCATTGCGATGAAACTTTGCACGCCTAGCGCGCTTGCTCCAATGCTCGCGAACGTTGGTCGTGTTCACCGTGTGAAACGGGACAGTAAACTCAGTCACAACGCAACCCTCCAAGGTAGTCTGTCCGCCGGCCCCACCCACGCCCGCATCAACTCTCTGGCGTTCTCTAGCGGGGTTTCAACCTCTATCGTACGCATCCCCTCAAACGGCAGCGCCTGCCGGTCTGCGGCGATTACCTTGCGCCGCTGCCACCGCTCCTTTTCCTTTTTCTTCATGCACGGCGGGCAGTGACTTGAAATCCCACGCCGATTGCCACGCATCCTCACAGGGTAAATATACACAGGATGCACTTTGCCGCAAGTCCCGCATGCCTTCATTTCACCCCGATAATCTTTTCCTGCCACAACATCACAAAGTACTCTCGCCATGCTCGCTCCCATATCCACCGTTTTTCCTCTTTGTCGAATTTTTTACCTTGGTCAAGTTCCCTGTGACAACTCCGGCATCCGGGAACGGTGAAAATGTCGTGAGCCTTCATCGCCCCGCCTTTCCCGTAGTCCGCCCAATTCGCATGGCACGGCTCGCCCTCTCCGCCTTCGCATACGCCGTCGATTCTCAGCATGCAACCGAATCGATAGGACAGCTTTAGAAACTTCTTGTCGCGGATGTTGTCATGCATCTGGATGATCCGGACATTCAACGAAGTGTGTTGGCTGTTCCGCTGGGCATCCGCTGCAATGGACCCTCCATGCAAGTTCGTGAGCATCCCATCCCGCAATTTGAATCGGTGCCCACCACTTTTCGTTGAAGACAAGAAGCGGTCTTCCGTCTTTATTCGCGTATTCGATTGGTTGCCATGTGCTTTTTACTTGCCTGACTTCTTTTTCCAATTCATCCGCACAACAAGCAAATGCTTGCGCCTCTCCAACCGTTATAAAATCGTTTTCGTCCGGGTGCCTCTGTGTTGATGCGTATCCTCGCCATTTTTCAATGAGCGCATAAAACGCACTTGTGGCTTGCTTCATTTCGCTGCCCTCGCAATTTTGTAATTAGGATCAGGGTCCGGGATATACACCCCTTGTTTCGACCCGACTCGCTGTACAAACTCTACATACTTCCAAAACGCCTCGCCGTCGATCACGTCACGTCCCCCGTCTTCGTCTGTCGTCGTCGTGCGGATCGGTATATCAACGGTTCTCTTTCCGGGGAGGCTCTTCGGCTTCCATCCCCAATGCATGCCGCAAAGGTATTCGTGTACGTCTTCCGGTTCAAAGCCAGTGTGATCGGATAGCAGCTTGATCGCAACACCCCACAAATATCTCAGTTGATCCGGCGTCCTCTCAGGCCGCGCAATCGTGAATTTCACATTCACCGGCTTCCCAACGCAAAACGTCAACGCCTTTTGAATCAGCCGGGCAATTTCGTTTTCCCGGTTCTTCGGCGGCAGCGTGATTACTTCCATAGCCACTCCGCCAACCACTGCCCGAAAACGCAACAAACCATAATCGCTGCCGTAAGGATCGCTGCCGTCGTCAACGTCTGAGACCACGGCTTCTTGATCGGCGTCGGGAAGCCCCATGTGTTGTGATCGCGGGAGTCTTTGAGGCCCTTGTGGGCGTCGTGTTCGTTGCATGCCATGTCAGATTTGCTCCAATTCTTCTAACGCATCCTGCAACGCATTTGACAATGCTCTTTCAAGCTGCGAAGCGTCAGACTTCCTGTCAACGATCCTAATCAATTCGTGCGGCTTCGCGTTTGCAATCATCGGGTCATAGTCATTCATGTGTTTGCACTCTTCACGGGGATTTCACGGAAACGAAGTCCAACAACCGGAGGCCGACTTTCTTTCTTTGCGGCGTCAGCCATGATCTTGAATATCGAACTGTAGTCGCCGCTGGAAAGCGTAATAACTTCGACGTGCTTTTTTGCATACCCCATCGCATCGATGTATTGAGCGCATCGGCGAATGATTGGCTTGATCCTCTCGGGCTTTGAAAGGCCGCTGATATCGACGACAACACCATCGCCGGTCATTGGAATCATCGGTTGATCGTTCATAAATTACCCTTTAGCTAAGTGAAGACGCTTTGCTTTGAAGACGAGGTAGCGAGCCCAAAACTCATCGATCGAAAACCATTCGGCAATTTCCGATGGGCTGCACCTCGCGATCACGAACGGGAGGACAGATTGCGCGCTAGCCTCAATCATCGTTTCCCCCTGCTGCCCGTGTCTTGGCGTCCGAATAATGCCGCTTCAATTCGTCCTCAGCCTTCGCAACGTCCGGCTTCTCAAAATCCATCCGGTGTTCAATCCCAAGCTCGCGAGCAAGCTGGTTCATGATGGCCTGAACCTTCGCTGGGTTAGCCGGTGTCGGTTTGTAAGCGATCTGTTTCTGTTCGGCAGGGGGGATGTAGTCCAGAAACTCACGAGGGCTCGGCCATGCCCGGCAAGCCGTCAACATGCGCGAAAATGCCGTCCGAAGCCTCGGGATATCTCGCTGCGCGTCCCATACCCGATCCTGCATCAACCCCGAGGCCCAAGCATTCACCACTACCTCGAACGCCTGCGCCTCTCTGGGCGGTGTACGTTCCAAGTTGAGGGAGGCCAGCGCCAACAGGCCCGTTTTGATTTCCATGTGCAGCCATGTGTTCATTGATCTGCCCTACCTGCTCTTCGAAGAATTGGGTTGTCTTGCTTTTCGTGATGCCGGGACTACCTCGCGCGTTCCTGATCCAGTTCCGGAAGGTCGCCGCCCAATCTAGCTTCGCCCCGTCCTTCCCAGCCTTTGCGGACCAGTAGTCCCGGAACTTCTGGACCTCGGCTCTCAGGTCAACGTCCGGGCGTTCGGAGCCAGCCCAAGAAATCAGAGATGCATCTGGCTTCCAGTCTGTGGGCAGGCGCGAGCCTCGCGAGCGCTTAAGCTCTTTAGGAGACGGAGACGGAGACGGAGACGGAGACGGAGACGGAGACGGAGACGGAGACGGAGACGGAGACGGAGACGGAGCATTGCTAGGTTTCGTATCGCGCATGCTAGTAGCATGCTGCGTGCATGCAATTCCTATGCGAGAGGCATATTCTGGCATGCGCTTAGCAGCCTCTTCACGTCCGTAATGTTTGCAAAAAGCGTTAAACTTCGCCTTTTCTGCACGCATCTCCGTACCGGCGGCCCATGGGTTATGCTCTTCCCAATCGTGGACGCAATATCCGGAATCGGTTTCGTCTAAGAAACGAACGGCCACAAGCTCACTCACAAATCCGCCTTGCGCCCCCGTCCAGTCAATAGACAGCTCGATGTCATCCGCCGACATTCCGGAAAGGTCGCCGTCCGGCCTGTTACCCGCTACCCACAGGAACAGCTTGACGACATGCCATGCGCCTGAGTCCCCAAGCGAACGGATTACCCTCTTCATCTTGGGATGGCCGGGGAGGTTGATTGACATTCGGGCATCAGTCATTTCCCGAACCTCACTTGCAGCCCCGGCGCGATGTCGAATACACCATCGGATGCATAGACCCATCCAGCCCATAACGGCACCGGCCGCGCTCTACAGCGGCGCAGTAAGCGTCGGAGCGGGTCCACTTGTGTAGGAAGGATTGCAGCGTACGGCCGCCGTAGGGCCTCTCCGGAACGGCCATAAGGTCACGATAGATGCCGACCTTGAGCGGAACCGGGAGTATGAAGAGGTGCGGATATTGATCGGCGAGATATGCCCCGATCTGGGCTTTCTTGATGGGACGGATTGCGTCCATTAGCGATCCTCTGCGTCGTCTCTGCTGAAATATGGCCCCGACCGGCAGAGGTTCGGCATGTCCCCGGCTCATGACTTCCGGGTGAGGGGCGAGTGGATCATAACACGGTCGCGCCGGGGCGTCTAGGCGGGGGCTGTTTAAGCTCATCAATAAGAGCGTTATATTCCTCTTCTCCGAGGTCGCCTTTGATGCTGGCGCACAAGCGCTTGATAAGCTGCTCCGTGAATCCGACATCCGCAATAGCAAGGTCAATTGCTAGGATAAAATCCAAAACTTCGTCGCGATCCCTGCGCGTGCAAACACTGCCCGCGATTTGATTCGCATCAATCTTAACGGGCAAACTGATTTCAAAGCTCATGCGATACGCTCCGCGTCGTAGATATGCCAGCGCTTGTCCGATCCATCCTCGCCGACCGTTTTCCGGTACGTGATCGTGAACTTCTTCCGGCTCCCGTCGTCGTTCCTGTTCTTCGGCTTCGCAGCCCACATGCTCCGGGATGCGCGGACGCATGCAATCGGTTTGTCGCTCACAATCTCGCGGGTCTCGCCGATCTGCATGTCGGGCCATGGGTAGAGTTTCATTCTGTTTTCCCTTTTGCGTTGGTGATGGCTACCCGAGCGCGACGTATGTCGCCCACTGTCAAATGCCATTCATTAAAGCCAGTTAATGTCCTGTCGTCCGGCTTGTCCTCCATTGCAAACTCTTCAAGAGGGAAAGCCGCCAAGAAAGTGAGCGCCGCCAGCAGCTGATCCCGCTGCGCCGCAAGCTCGCTCGGCAGCAGGCCTGTGGCGTGGTAGGTGTTGAATGCGTTTTTGAATAAGGTTTTGGCGGCTTTTGATCCGGTTGCATCAACAGCAGAATAGGCAAAAACCTCCGGTTTACGCGGAGTTGGCTTGATCATTTCTGGCTCCCTTCTAGGGCGGCGGTGAGGGCGGCTCTGGCTTTGTCTATGCTTGAGGATGAAATCGGGGAGCCACTAATTGCAATTGCGGCCCTCTGCACCATCTCATCGGTCACTTCAGGGCACAGGCGATTAAATATTCGAGAAGCCCACCACCTCGGGTCGCCAATCACAGTTCCGCCGGGCATCTCGCGGGCGAGCCAATCCGAAAACGCATCAACTTCTTTAGTCTTTTCATCACTACTCATTATTTCCTCCTTTCGGCACAGACTGGCAAAATAGCCTGTAGCCCGTTGTTGACTTCTCAGGTCTGAACGAATATCCCGCATCGCTCAGTTCGGACAATACCCGGTCAATCGTTGCCTTGTGCAGACGAGTATGGATCGAGTCGCCGGGCTCTAGATCGATCAGGATATGGGCTAGTGCGGATCGGTTCCGCTTTCGGTTCAATGGTTTGGACATGTGGCGATCCTAGCAGGACAGGGCCGGCAGATAAACGCCATGGATAGAACAGTGAGTTCCGCAGAATAGGATTGATCTGCAGGCTAGACGGAGTAATCTGAGCCCATGCCCCGCGACAAGCCGATAACGGTTAGGGGCAAGGAGACGAAGATGTATCAGATTTTTACGAAAGTCGAACTCGCCGCCAAAGGCTTCGGCCGCAAGGAAGTCGCCCGTATGCTCCGCAGCTGCGAAACCCGCTGCAACTCATACCTGAATCAGTTTGTCGCGAATGGCTCAAAGTGCAGCGCAAAGTTTCAGGCCGCATGGGACGCCGAGTGCGCCCGCTGGGACCACCTGAAAGCAACACTCGCACAGTTCGACGAAGGCGGTGCAGCATGAGGCCCGACCAGCAGCGGGGCGGGGCGCTGTCGGTACTGCAAGCCCATGTCACAGAGTATGAGTTCGACGGCGAGATTGCCAGCGCTGTCGCGGACTTGGCCGAGTACATCGCGGCTAATGATGAGCTGATCTCAGCGAGGGAGGCGCTTGCCCAAGAAACAAAGTGGGGCATTGAATCGGCAGTCGCCGCGGTTGGACGTGCGGAGAAGCGTCACGCACTGGCACACGCCCGCATGAAGGGGGAGAAATGAACACTGGACTGACCGCCGGTGCCGCAGTTGATGCGGTTGAGACCATAGTCTGGCGCTACGACAACGGCGAGGAGATCACACGAAGTATGCTGAAGGACGCCGGGCAGGGCATCACAGCGCTGAGGGAGCTTATCGCGGCGGACGAGGAATATGACGCGGCGTGGATCGAACTATCGGCCCAAGAGAATGCAGACGATGACGACGAGCTTTACATGCGCGCTCTGACTCGGCATCAATGGGCCTGTGATCGACGGGCGTCCGCACTGGCCGCGTGCCGCAAGGTGGGTGCGCCATGACCACCGAAACCCGCCCCTACGTCGCCCGCATCGGCAAGCGCTGCCGTCTGGTGTGGGCGGAGCACGAGACCGCGCCGTACGCCATCGACAGAGGCATCGCCGCCAGTGAAAGCTGGGCATCCATCGAACGCCAATGCGCCAGCGTGTACGGCGTCGAGGCCCAACCCTACGGAGTGACGTTCTAATGACCACGAAAGAGAAAGCGGTGATCTTGCTGGTTGCGTTCGCCATTCGCTGCCTGTACCCCAGCAGCCGGAGGAAGTGGGACCGCGCCGCCGATCGCGGCGAGTACGCGGAGGGTGAAGCGTACGACGTGGCTTTTCGAGAACTGATCAATGCCCTCAAGAGTGATTCAAAGCCATGACCATCGACAAGGCTCCGGATTGCAGAAGCTGCCGATGGTGCCGCGAAGGTACGCTGAGGATCAGCGGCGCAACGCGAGTCGTTGACCTGTGCGACTCGCCGGACACCGACTCAGCGCTGCCGAGCATCGCTAGAAACCAAAACTGCGGCCCTGCCGGCCGATACTACGAACCGAGGGATGAGAAATGAGCGATAAGCCAACTCTAGAGCAATTCCAAGACCGGTTCAGCTATAACGCAGATTCAGGTCTAATCGTTCATAAGAAAAGTGGCGGCGGTGCCGTAGCAGGAATGAGGGCAGGATGGACAGGGCCATGTGGGTATGCATTTATCCGGATGAACTGCAAGCAGTATAAAGCGCATCGTGTTGCTTGGCTTTTGCATCATGGCGCTTGGCCCGTTAATCAAATCGATCACATAAACGGCATCCGAGACGACAACAGAATTGTTAATCTTCGCGAAGCGACGAACGCAGAAAACCATCAAAACCGTTTTGGCAACAAGAACAATACGTCTGGACACATCGGCGTTTCTTGGAATAGGCAAAGCAACAAATGGGAAGCCCACATTAGGGTAAACGGTAAACGTCACCATCTTGGGATGTTTGACTGCTTGGAAACTGCCGCACAAGTCAGAGCTAGAGCAAAAACACAGCTGCACCCATTCGCAAACAAAAATGGTGGGAAGCCATGACCAGACCGAACCTAAAGGCCGTCAAGGCCCACCTAGCCGCAACCCTCATCAACGCAGGCGAGTCCCGCAGCGTCGTCGCAGACGAGACGACAGAGATTGCTAGCGCCATGTCAATCCTCTATGGGCTGATCGGCGAGCATCCGGGGCGAGTGACGTATGCGCAGGCGTGCGACGTTGTGATGTGGAGTGAGCGGAACGGAGTGTTTCGCCGGTAGCGTTGAAGTATTTGCCGGAAGATTTATTATTCTCGTTTGCACCAAAACAGGCAAAGCCATGACTGACATGCATACATGCTCGTACTACTGCGACCGGCCCAACTGCATCAAGCGCCAGCGGGACGAGTTGCGGGAGGCGTTGTTTGCCCCCAAGTCTGAGGCGGTAAGCGATCTACTCGTCCGACTGAAAGACGTGTGCCAGACCCCCGGAGGCGTGGGTCTCGACGGTCGCGCTGAGCCTTGGGGTTGCGATGTTGGCCTGATTCGAGAGGCCATTGCGGCAATACAGGCGGCGGTCTCGGCCCCTGACGGGTGGCAGCTAGTGCCACGCAAGATGACTATTGAGATGAGCATTGCATTTGCCGAAGTATGGTTTTCGCGAACTCGCGCAGTCGATGACGACGACATGCAAGACGCATACGACGCACTTCTTGCCGCGTCAACGCAGCCCGAATGCCTAGACTGCGCATACAACCCCGGATGCTGCGATACACACGACTAACTTTCACGGCCCCGGTGAGCCCAAGCGAACCGATCCCCTGTCGGCACCGGGGCCAACTAATCTAGCCTGTCGCGTCCTGTGAGATGGGGCGATGGCAGAATATTGTTCCGACATGACAGGACCAGAAAATGAGCAACATTGCACCAATTAGCGAAAACCCCGGGGCAAGCATCATTGCTTCGCTTGCTGGCAATTATGGGATGGATAAAAGGGCTTTTATCCAGACCATGAAAAAGACCGTAATGGGCGGGAAAGAAGTTAGCGATGAGCAGGTTGCAGCCTTCTGCCTTGTTGCGAAAGAACACGGGCTTAACCCGTTCACTAAGGAGATTTTCGCATTTCCGGCCAACGGCGGGATTATCCCCGTGGTCAGTGTGGATGGCTGGCTCAAGCTGATCAACGGTCATCCAGCATTCGATGGCATGGAGTTTGTTGATAATACAGACGACAAAGGCGCGTTGATTTCTGTGACGTGCAAGATGTTCCGGAAGGACCGCGCGCATCCCGTTATTGTCACCGAATACATGGCTGAGTGTTTGCGTGGAACAGACGTGTGGAAACGCTGGCCGGCGCGCATGCTCCGCCACAAGGCCACGATTCAGGCGGCCCGCTATGCCTTCGGATTCGCTGGGATTGTCGAGCCGGACGAGGCGGAGAGGATCGCAGACGCCACGGTGATCCATGAAAACGAGACTATCCCGCTTCTTACGGTTAAAGACGACAGAAAGGCTCGCCACGATGAGGCCTATGACCAATACTTTGCGTCGGTTGACCTGATCAAAGAATGCATTGCGCGCTGGGATACGTCGCAAGACCCCGACGAACTTTACACCGTTGCCGAAACTTGGGCTTGCATCCCGCAGGCCGCTCAGATGGATTTGTGGCTAGCCCCGACAAAGGGCGGTATTTTCTCCGCTCATGAGCGCGACGTGATCAAGACGAAACTCCCAAAATTTGAAAAAGAAGGTTAAACATGGCCCGTGGAGTAAACAAAGTAATTCTAGTCGGCAATCTCGGAAATGACCCTGAGACCAAATACACTCAGGGCGGGATGGCCGTGACCTCTATTAGCTTGGCAACGTCCAGCGAACGGAAGGACAAAGACGGCAACAAGCAAGAGCGCACCGAATGGCACCGGGTGAAGTTATTTGGCAAGCTTGCGGAGATTGCGGGCGAGTATTTAAAAAAGGGTTCGCAGGTGTACGTCGAAGGCTCGATTCGGTACGACAAATACACCGGTCAGGACGGCGTCGAGAAGTATTTCACCGACATCATCGCCGACGATATGCAGATGATCGGGAGCCGGGATAGTGGCGAAAGGCAGCCTGCTAAGCCCGGTGGCCAGAAGCCCTCAAGGCCCAGTGCCCCGCCTCCTGTCGATGACTTTGACGACGACTTGCCGCCATTCTGAGAAACACACTATCCCACCAGTGTCGCTAATGAAACCCGATTCCCGTGGCATGATGGCTTACACCAACTGACGGAGATTCGAAATGAGCAAACACACACCGGGGCCGTGGGAATCTATTAGGACAACTGCGCCGCGAGGCTGGATCGTAACCGCAAATGACAGGGCTTATGACCTAGCAATAGTTCGTGACGGCTCCGGGATGACAGAAAACGAAAGCAACGCCCGTTTGATCGCAGCCGCGCCAGACTTGCTGGAAACAAGCAGGCGCCTTGCGTGGATTCGTGAAAACGGCTGCTCACACGAAGAATACGAAGAGTCGATTCGCGCTCATGACGCTGCCATCGCCAAAGCCACCGGAGCCCAGCCATGACCAACGACAAGCCCAGCGGCGAGGCGAGCGATCTGATGGTTTTGCTTGTTCCAATTGGCGACATAGCGGCAAAGCTGGATTATGCTGCATGGGAAAAATACATGCGCGCCCACAAGTCCGCCGAAGCCCTGATCGCGCGCAATGCGGAGTTGGAGGCGGAGCGGGATGCCTACAGATTGATCCTCAAAGACTTCCAAGACGGCCGCAAGATCAGCAACCCTCACACGCGGCAGGTCGCCCGAGATATCGAACAGCAGGCTATCGCCCTCGCCCTCACGCCCGCAGTAGGAAAAAAACCATGACCGACCTAATCGGCGAGACCCGCGACGTGGTGAACGGAGATTCCGACACCGACGCGGCTGAACTACTGAAGCAATGGGCGCACGCCTACCCGCTCGCCGTAGAGGTCCAATGGACTGACGGCAGTTGGCAGAAAACAGACCAGCCGACTTTGTGGGCAGCCCGAGGCCACAAGACCCGAACAATCTACGCGGTGGAGAGTAAGCGATGAGATGGGAAGAACTGAAGACCCCCGAGGCGGTGATGGCTGCGTTCGAGGCGGGGCGACACGTTGAATTTACCTGCGAGCCGGACGGATGGATTGTCCCGACGCAGAAAGGCCGATTTGAGCCTGCGGAAATGTTGCGCATGGGCTGCAGCTACCGCGCCCTGATCGAAGACGCCCCGCAAGAATTCGAGGACGATGCCGCGGATCGTGAAGCCGAAGTATTGACGCGCCGCGCGCTTGGCGAAGGCAAGATCAATCCGGACGCGACATCGGTTTCCGATCTTTTCATCGGCGACGATGATGAAGACGCCCCGCCGGTCCCCGAGGGCTTCACGCCTTGGCCCGGGGGCGAGTGTCCGGAGGATGCAGCAAGCAAACTCGTCGAATACATGATGCGCTGCGGGCAGTTGGCTTTTGAGGTTGGCTCAGACTTGCGATGGAATCATGATGGGACGGATGGCGACATCATCGCCTACCGCTTGGAGCGGCCGGAGCGGCAGGGCGAGGCGGGAATAGCACGGCAAAACAATCACCTCTGTGCGCACGGAAGTTTTGAGACGTGGCGAGACTGTCCTGTGCATTGCGGGGTTCGCTCCATCCCCGTCGAAAGCCTCGGGCGCGATGCGGATGATGGCGTCGACCACGATATCGCGAAGCTATCGGAATACCTTGCAGATGCCGGCTACCCTGAAGACGGCGACGCAATGCTGACGTTGATAGCTATCGCCCGCCGCCTGCGCCCGCAGGTGGATGAGGCGAAGATTCCGGACGCGGTTCGCCGTGCGATCAATAGCGCCGACCTCTATGGCGTGCTGACCGACGTGCAAAACGGGATCGATAGCCCCGGACTTGCGTCGATGGCCAACAGCGCAATCCGCAAGATCGACGCGGCGCGCGCCGCACTGACCACGAGCCCGGAGGCCGACAATGGCAAGTGACCTTGACCACAAGAATATTCCGCCTAAATTCATGGCCGATCCGGAGATGACGCAATCGGAGAAAAACGCTCGGATCGTCGAAATGACTGCGAAACTCGCAACGGCTGAACGCGCCCTCGCCGCCCAGCCTGCGCCGGCTGGCGAGGTGCCGATGCCGGAGCCCGCAATACGCGCGTGGCAGCCGGCGACAGAATACCCCGATAACGGCCGCACCGTTTGCGGATACACCGCCGACCAACTCCGCACCTACGGCGACGCCCGCGCAGCTGCGGCCGCCCGTGAGTGCGAAGCGGAAATGGCTCGCGATCATCACAAAGACGCGATTCGCCTGCTCGCGATGGCTGAATCCGCGGAACGCGACTTGCGCATTGCGCGTGCGGCGGTTGCGAAGGTGCCGGAGGGGGTTGTGCATGTTCCGAAGAGGCCAACACCTGAGATGGTTGCTGCCGCACTCTACGCCCTCGATGAAGAGGCCTCCGCGGAGGCTGTACTCGAAGAAGCATGGGCTGCCATGCTCGCCGCCGCGCCGCAGCCCGCAGCTGTCAACAAGACGTTTACGACTGCGCCCAACACCGGCGAGGTCGTGTGTGAGGCCCCGTATCCCAGTTACTACGATTGTGCAGCCCCGCAGCCCGAGGCCGATCCGACGTTCGTGATCGATTACTCGAAATTCACCATCGCGCAGCCCGAGGCCAAAGCGGGGGCGGATGACGCACTGTTGTCGGCCATCCTCTCCGCCGAACAGGAATCCGCGGCATGCTCCCGCTGTCGAGGGCGCGGCTACGTGGTCGATGCTGATATTGACGACGACGGACGGTCGATTGGGACGATGGACCCGTGCCCGGATTGTGCAGCCCAGGCGCAGCCCAAGCCCGCCGAGGGCGGGGCGGTGGACCCGGAAAGCCCGAGTTTTCTGAGCGGGCTTGCAACTGGTCGGGGCGAATCCGAATACATCTGCGGCCTGTTGAAAGACCCGAAGTGTGATCGGTGCGGCGCACGCAATGCACTCGAAGCGGAGACGATGTGCAAGCCCTCCGATGACTCATGCCCCGGTGTCGAATGGCCGCTTGAACGCATCTGGCAACTGGCCGCGCCCGCCGGCAGCGGGGAGGCGGTGGCGTGGCGATCGAAGAGTTACGTGCCACACCTCAACGGCGGGTATGCATGGGCATTCACGACTAACCGCGATGACGTGACGCCTGATCACGAACCGCTATACGCCGGAGCCGCGCCCGGACAACTTCGGATGTTCTACGGCCGCCTTCCCGGTGAAAGAACGCCTGATGTGTGTACGGCTTGGGGTGAAGGGTGCAGCAAAAGAGACGGGCGCCTGTTGCACTGGATTTTGTGTAGTGATCGGCCGCCGGGGGTTCCGGGGCGGCCATTCGATAAAAGCCTGCTGAAAGAGCTGGAGGACCGTGGGTATGACCTGTCAACTCTGGAATTCAGCATTCGCAAAAAGGCCGGAAACACCGCCGTCAACCAACCGGAGAACCCCGCATGAAAACCCTGAAACTCATCGCCGCCGGCATCGCCATCGTGGTTGTCGCTTATATAATCGCGCATGTTGTCGTTTTCGGGCTGACATTGGAGCGTGTGGGATGACGCCGAAACAAGCCGCCGAAATCCTGCGCAAGCACAACGAATGGCGCCGGTTTGATGGAGAGCCGGAAAATTCGCCGCAGATGCTACACCCTAAGTTGATCGGCGAGGCTATAGATGTGGCCGTCGAATACATTGAATCACAAGAGCACGTGAAGTCATGAAAGCCACCGACGAACAGATAGGCGGAGACCACTACAGGGCTGGAGCAATCCAGCCCGTGGAGTACATCGAGGCCAATGACCTCAGATTCCTAGAGGGTTGTGTGGTAAAACGCGTCACACGACACAACCGCCCCGGAGGGAAAGGGCGGCAGGATATCGAGAAGGCGATTCATGAGTTGAAACTGTTGTTAGAGCTTCGGTATCAAAACGCCTAATAGATCACGCTGAAAAAGCCGCGAAGGCGTAACTCTGCGATCCGGCCGGAGTAGACGGCGCCAAGACGCTGGCAGATGGTGCGGGGGTTGAAACCCCGCCAACCTGCACCGAGTTTTTCTGTTCCGAGTTTGCAGCGATAACGGCCATCAATCCTCCCAAAGAATCGCGGTCCCAATCACGGCGCCTGAGCCGTTATAAGCAGACTTACGGAAAGAGTTGCCGACTGCCAAATAATTCCTAGGAGTAGTGCCCACAAGCGCCGTCCCGGACTCTGAATTAAGCCCTAGTTCCGAAAGGATGTAAGACCCGGTACCAATCAACGGCGTCATTTTGGGGAGCGCAATCCAATGGATGAAAAGCTGCTGATCTGCGCCAGTGACGCTGCTCGTCATCCTTGAAGGCATAAAACCTAGATCGGCGCCAGTGGATACATTGTTTACCGTACTGGTCGAATAGTTGAGAATTGAAACGGGGGGATCGGCTGTCGCTGAATTGCTATTCCCGCAGCCGAGCATCACGACGGCGTCTGCTGTCGCGGCGCCCGTGTTGTCAACACTCCGGGACACCGAAAACGCGAACAACGTAAGCGATGAGGCCCCCGCGCCCATCTTGAAGACCAACGCGAAGAACCCCTCTGTATGGACAGCGTGACTCGGGAAGTTGGTGATGTTGGCGTTTGCCACAAGCGCGCCAGAGGCATAATTCACCGTTGCCGTAGATACAAGTCCGGTCGGCGTCCCCGCGCCATTAGTGCCGCTGGAAATGGTCACACGAATGGCAGGGGTTGCGGCGTTGTTTGAAGTGCCATATTCGATTTTGATGAAGACCGGAGAAGTCGCCTGTAGCGTGTCATCGAATCGCCAAATCTCATAACCACCATAAGCATTGATCGCTGGCCTTAGGACAGTTACCCAATTGATTTGGCCAGTGTCGGCGGTTTGTATCAGCCCGGCAGTGGCCAGCCTCGCAGCGATATCGGACCCCCACGCCCTAAACGTTGCGTCGTTGCTGCTTTCGATGGGAGTTGACCAACTAACTCTAGGCATTTGTGCGATTTCCTGAAATGACAAGATTGGCGCTACTAACGCCTGAGCATGAGTTAACGACAAACCTAAGCACATGGTTTGCCGGGACAGTCAGAGTCCACCCGGTTAGAGTTGTGTCCTGATACGTAGATGCGGCAACCAAAGCGGGCGGGGTTCCACCGCAAATTGTATCCGATGGCCCGGGCGGGAACGATGAGATATTGACGCCACGAATATCAATTTCTATCGATCCGGACGGCTCGCCGACAAGCGTCACGCCATTAATTACAAAAGCATTGGGGACCGAAAGATCGCAGAATGTCCCGACCTCAATATCCGCGTCACCCCCTTTGAATGTGGCCGATGCGGAACATGGCGCGAATGGATCGCTTGTTAGCTCGATAGTCACTCGGCCGGCCGCAAGACTGCCGGTGACAAGAACTGATCCAAGACCAATAATCTCTGCCGGGCTTTCGTTTTCTGCGTTTTCCAAAGCGAGAACGCGGGCCGCTAACTCTTCGATCGACTCTCCATCCGTAGTTTGCTGCCCCGCTAACGCCAATAGCTCCCGCAAAAAGTCATAGAACTCCCTAGACGCCGGCAGGTTTCCTGCAATCGGCGCATTCGCCCGAGGCAGCAAAAGCGATAGATCGGTCATGAGGGCAGGACAGTCGGGCCTTCGACGGAATAGCTAAACGGCGTGGCATTCGCCAGCTTCCACGAGCTATTTGAATCGTCGTCCGGCATGTTGACGGTGACTGTCATCCCCGTGGACGTAAGACCCGTAACCGCAAGGGTGCAGATTGCACCGGAAGGAGTAGAGCCGCCGGATTCCGTAATGGTTACGCTCGCATGATAAGGCGTGCCACTGAACGCCTTTGCAAAAGTGATATTGACGCTAGATGTTTTGGCGCTTGGCGCAGCCGGAGCGGTCCCGGTGCCCCACTGCCGGAGGTAGGTGTTCAGACGAATAAACGTCGTTTCGGCATCAATGTCTGATTCCGGCGGCTCGGGCGGCTCGGGCTTCTGTACCCACACCGGAATTCCAGTCCCATCGCTTTCGAGTTGGTAATTCGCAAGGTCGGTGGGGTCGGGGACTTGAAGGATTTCACTCCAAAACATCGTAGTCCCATCGCTGGCCAAAAACTGCCCGGCCTGCAATGCTGGAATCGTCTGGCTTGCGTCCCCTCCGGCTTGCACGTTGTTCCGTGTCCAAATAACCGTGCCCAATGCATCACGCATTTCAATGCCGTATTCGCCCTCCCCCCATACGTCCGTGAGCGTTCTTCCCGCCGCATCGAATTCGACAGGGTTTTCGTTTAGCGTCGTCATTTCCTCATCGGACCATGTGTCTTTTAGCGTGGTTAGGTCGGTTTCGTAAAACGTGAGCGACCCGCCAGCATTAACCCGGCCGTCTGCCAAAAAATACTGAGGGGCTTGATTCAAGATGCGGAAAGATGCCATGGTTTTTCCTAGTGTTGTTTGGCGAACTCAGTTCGCGGTGTCATTGTCAAGTTGTGGTGAGAACATCCCAACCTTCGCCGACAACTGCACAAGCGCGCTGCGGACTAGCTTTCGATCCGCCTCACTGAGCTTGTCTAGAACTTGTCTTGCCACCTTGCCATTGGCGAGTAAGTATCCCAATCGCTCTCGCACCTGTTCAGCCGCTCTCGCTTCCACAAAATTGACGAAATCTCCGGCTACTCCAAAACGCCCGGCTACTCTTGAAGCCGCACGCTTTGCCATATCAGTCGCTTCCATCGTCGCTGAGCCCGACTGAGCAGGATTCGATGCGCGCCTAGAAATTCGACTCATGTCTTCTTGAATCGCACGCAAAGCCGCCAAATCTTCCGGGCGAAGTATTTTGTTAGCCTCAGCCTTTTCAAACCCGGTCGCCTTTCGCGCGACTTCGTCTAGGTTTGAATTGGCCGATGAGAACCGAAAAGGCTGGACCTGTGGCGTTCCAAGTTCGTCAGGAATCTTGCCCGTGGCAAGCTTCATCAGCCGGCGGCCGACTTGCATTCGATTAATGTCGCCGCTCTGAGACTGGAACTCCGATAGGTATGCAGGGAACGACGGCGCTCGCTGCGCTAGTGCTTCTTGGGTTAGCTCTTTTGCCTGCATCAACTCCCGCGTTGCCGCCTTGGCTGCGCTTCGATCCGATCCGGCTTTCCCGGTCAAAAGGTCGCTAATCGTTTGGCGGACATTGTCTAGCCCCTTGATCGTATCGGGCGCATCGTCAACCTGCTTGATCAAATACGTCAGGGTGTCTTTTACGGCACCCCGGCCGCCCTGCTCTTCGGCCATGGCGACAAGTTCGGCCCTGAGCGCGTCTTTTTCTGTCTTGATCGGCGGAGGAATGCCATTAGGGTCCACAGGCAGCCCAAACAGCCGAGCCCGGTCGGCCTCTAATTGGGCTTTATCTGCTGCTTCTTTTTGAGCGGCCTTTTCTAGTGCGATGCGCTCATCGTTAATGCGACCCTCGGCATATGCGCGGTCCCGCGCCTGTGTTGTTGCGGCGCTCCTGCGGGCGAGTGCCGCATCCATGGCGGCATCGTCTCCTGCAATGCTTTGCAAAGACTGGACGCGCGCCATATTGTTCGCGGTGTCGTTAGGAACGAACTGATCTGGAGAAAGTCGGCGCGCATTTCGTTCTAGCGCCATGACGCCCGGGTCCGCAGTTCCTTCGCCGAAGGATCGGATAACTCCCGGGGTCTGCGATTCGACAAACGTCAACTCCCGTCCTTTAGCCGCATCTAAAATCTCCTGAGCGGCTTTGCGGTCCAGCTTTGGAACCTTTGCGCGAGCATAAGACCGAGCAGCTGCGCCGGCACCTTTTGCAGCTCCAGCGCCGACAGCGCCACCAGTCCCGCCCGCCAGCGCATTTAAGACTTGCTCTCCACCACTTTCATAGGGCTGAGCAGCGCCATATAGAGCGCCTGCGAGTGCATTTCCACGAACGGTTGCCGGGTTAGCGGCAGCGGCGAACGCCGTGCCTTTCGCGAGTTGCCCGGGGCCCAGCGTCAACAGCGCATTGCCTGCAATGTTGCCGACAACTGCGGACGGGCTCCCGTAGCTAATCGGGGCCTCAAGCCTGCGGCGCTCCCCCGCTTCTTGCCGCTGCCTTTGGCTTGACTGGTACAGAGGCAGTGCAACACCCTCGCGCACTGCTTGCTGAGCGCCGTCTAGCCCAACCGCGCCTAATGCAAGGTCCGCAGCCGCCGCGCCTCGGAACATTGAATCCGTCGCTGCCTGCTTGATGCCTCTGCCAGTATCCGCAAATGTTTTCCCGACGGACCCCATAAGCCGATTAAATGCGCCGACACCCTCTAACGGGTCCTCCGCGGCCATCCTCGCGGCTTCTGCCTCTAGCTCATACTGACGCCGGTTGAAGCCGCCGGGGCGCGTAGGACGGCCTGTAGGGCGCTCTGTGGTGGTTACTCGCGCCGAAACATTACTAAAGTCAGGCCCCGACTTTTTCGGCGCGGCATATCGAGCCAGCGCCTTTTCCATCGTGGCATTGTCTGTGCCGTCCGGGAACTCGGCAATGGAACCGTCAGGGAGTTCAACTTCGATTGGCATTATTCAAGCTTCCCGGTAGCCGGATTAAATTTGAGACGGCGCGGACCGCTCGGGGTCTGCTCCGCTTGGGGGGCGGCACGTCCGGCGGCAATCTTTGCGGCCTCAATGACATTTTGCAGGCGCGCGGCTTTGTCCCGAATGGCGGCCGGGCTATCTCCGATCTGTGGGAAATATGATCGCCTATACCCCTCAAGCTGCTCACGGGTGTATGCGGCACCAGTCCCTAATGTCAAAGCGGCATCGAGAATATCCAGCTGAGCCGACTCCACGCGCTGGCGCTCTTGTGAGGTTACAGCGTTCGCTACTGGCTCGCCAACCAACGGCAGGCGGCGGAGACCTTCGGCAGCAAGACTAGGCGACGCGGCGGCGGGGTCTTCTTGAACGGCGCTTTGCAATTGGCCAAGCGAGAAGTTCAGCCTTTGCAGTAGCGTCGCCGCCTTGCGCTCACCTTCGGTCGCAGCTGAGCCGGCGGGCTTTGGGCCACCCGGGATAGCCTCTAGCGTGCCATCCGCCTTAAACCTGAAGCCAGCCGGGGCGTTCCCAAACCTCTGGCGGTCTGCGGCCTCGCGCGCGCGCTGAGCGGCTTCTTCCGCCAATTGGAGCCGACGTTCCTCTGCCGGGCTGATGTCAGGCTTCGGGCCAATGCCGGCGACTGGAATGGCAGCAAGTCCGGATTGCATCTGTGTCTCTTGTGCATTGAATTGCCGCGGGATGGCTCCGCCTTCCATCGCTTGAACAGCCTTAATATCCTCGGCAGACATGCCGGGGTCAATCGTTACGGGCATGCCGTCATTTCCGGCCATGGACGGCGGCGGAACTGCTGTCCCGTCCTCGAAGGTTTTTTGCTGCCCTTGTTGCGGAGCGTTAGCGCCCGGCTTTGGAATCCACGCGCCCGCACGTTCAGACCATTGGTATTCCTGTTCCGGAGGCGCCTGATACAGCACCCGGCCAGTAGAATCGACCAGCGCGCTACCAACCACACGCGGGGCAAGCTCGGCCTTGTTCGGGTCAAGGTCTGCCATCGCGATTTTGGTTTTGACCTGCTCAAACGCCGGCAACATGTCAGGCGTATAGGCTTCCGGAGACGGACGGCCTGTCAACTTGGCAAGATATGGGGAAATCTCACGGAAGCGGGCCTGAATGATCCTGTCATCGCCGGTTGCTAGCCCTTTGTCGAAGTAATCCACAGCGCCCTTCAGCCGGCGAAGCTGACTGTCCCCGGCCTGCTGGTACTGACCAGCGGCTTCAGGGCTAATCGCCGCGCCTTGGGCGAAGGCTGTTTGATCGCCGGAGATGATCTGCGGCGCCAACTCGCGGAGCCTGTTTTGGTCCGACATCTGCCGCTGCTGTTCGCGGAGGCGGATTCCGTACTGCTGCCCTTCGCGAAGCGCATTGACAATGTTCGGCTTTTGAATCGCCGCGTTAACGTCGTAAATGTCGGCCATTATCCGCGCCCTCTACTTGCCTGCCACTGACCGAACAACCCGGCGCCCTGCTGTGCGACGTTGCCCCAAGCGTTAGCGGTGTTGGCGTAACTCGACGCCTGCGCCTGCGCCGCATTCATCTGATTCTGGCCGTACTGCTGGCCGTACTGCTGGCCGTACGCGCCCAGCTGGTTAGCCGTCGTCTGGCCTGTCCCGCTAAGGCCTGCAAGCCGATTGTAATAGTTCCCGGCGTACTGCGTCGCCATGCCCTGCCCGAGCGCGATCCGGTCTGCGTCCGCACCTCCGCCCCACAAGTTGCCCTGAGCGGTTGCGCCACGGTCCAAGGCCCTAGAGCCCTGATTCACCGCCCACAAATAATCTGGCGAACTTTGGAATCCGGACCAATCGCCGTTCAGAAAGTTACGCTGCTGATCCAGCGCCCAATTGCCCTGTCTCAGCCAAGGCATCAAGTCTTGGCGAGTCTGATCGTACTGCCGTCGCTGCTCAGCAGTAGCGGCCCGCGATGCGCCTACTTGGGCTTCCGCGCCATCTTTCCCGGCCTCGGAAGACAAAACACCGCCGATGACGGTTGCGGCGCCCGCGACTACGAATCCCCAACTCATGCGTATAGCCTCTGAATGTCGTTTGAAAGTTCCGGCAATCCCTCGAAGGGTGACGGCTCGGGCTCGATATGCTCGGCCTCAATTTCCGCAAGGTCGCGAGTGTTGGTTAGGTTTAGGTGGGCAGTCCAAAAAACACAGTCTGTATGCGTGTAAAGCACGCGCTTTGCACCGGCCGGAGAAACCCACATTTTCGGACCCGTGATCCGCTCCATTCCCTTGTCCGTGTTAATCGTGACCTCCCCACTTGCGAGCATTACCAGATGTTCATGTCTATGAATTTTCCCGGTCAAGAACTTACCCGCCTTAACCCGAAACTCTCGGCCATACTGCCCCTTGGCGAAAAAATGCTCGGCTTCCGGCATCTCCTCGGCATATTTGGCAATCTCGCGCTGGAACGCCTGAATCGCCTCACGGCTCGGCAAAGGCAAAGCAAGCAATGCTGGTTTAGCGGTGTCGAAAAAAACCACGGGGGTTTCGTAGCTCATCCTTCGGTTCCTTCAAATACTGCGACCAAAGTCAAAAGATCACGTTTTCGGGGGCTGGAACACTCAAAGCGATAGACGCGCTGCCGAGCGCTACCGAGCCGCGTCCAAGCGACCCGCTCGCCATACTGCCCAACCTCGCCGATACTCTCTGCGTCCCAATTGCTGAAGTTGGGCTGCCCGTCGTCGGCGTATTGCATCCTGATTTCACGATCTGTCATGGGAGCACCCACGAATAGGAGAGAGTGACAGGCGCGAGTGCCGTTGTCGGCCCATCACCTGAGTAAGTGATCACGTCAACCACGTCCAGATTATAAAGCCTCGGGGCGTTCACTGCAGAGCCACCATTACAGGCAACCGCAAGTGTACTCCGGCCCTCGGAAATGGACGCGCCTGTCACCGTGGAGCCGGACGGGGCCGCCTCATCGTCCTCAAGGGTCAACGTGCCGGGCGACTTGACGAACGTGTATAGGGCAATCGCCGGGGAGTCATTGCCGATCGCGACCAGCTGACCGTCCGGAGTCCAGAATACGCCAAGGTCGCCGCTTTTCGAGATGCGGACCGTGTTTGTAACCGACGAGCCAACATCGCGGAAAACAGAAGTTCCGGACGAACTGCCGCCCGCGATATAGTCGGAATCCGGCAGCCAATCCAACGTAGAGAACGACAAGGCATCGAGTCCGCTAACGCCCTTTCTTTGGTTCGTGAGGTTACCGGTCACCGCATCAAAGTCGTAGATCACGACTCGCGCGGCAGTAGTGGATTGCATGACCGCCAAGCGCGTCCCGGACTCGCTGAACGCCGAAGTGAAAGGCGACGCATCCAACACTGTCGAAATTGTTCCGGACTTGGTGAACGTATCCCCATCGCGAAGGTAGATAATCAGGGAATCCCCCCCATGGGGCGGCGTTCCCTCGCACGTCACCGCAAGAACGCTACTCGCTGGATGCCACGCCACATAGTTCATCACGCCGTTAGGCACATACACCGGGGCGCTGAGTTTCGACCACAGCTTTGTTTCCGGGTCATGCTTGAGGAATTGCAGTGCGTCCGTGTTAGATGTTGGGTTTTGCGACGCAATGTAATGGATTGCATATTTGCCGTTGGGTGCCACTACAACGCGCCCCACTGAGCCGGTGTAGTTCAGGCTTCCCGCCTCCGCATCAAGATCAGCCGGCGCCCCGCTATACCAGCCACGCGCGGAAACGAGAACAGGGAGCGCTGTATAGGCGGCGATAGCCACAACGGAGGTTGTTTCGTCCCATAGGCCATTTGCGTCCGTAACGCGAACCGTGAACGAGTAGTTACCCGCAGTCGTCGGCGTTCCGGAAAGGACGCCCGCAGTCGAAAGGGTAAGCCCGGCCGGAAGCGTTCCGGATTTTACGGTGAACTTATAGGGCTCCAATCCTCCGGTGGCGGTGAATGTGAAACTATATTCGATGGTCGTCGATCCGTCCGGCGGGTCGCCCGAGATAGTCGGCGCCTCCGGCTGCTCAGGGAACGGCACAGGGATCGTCTCCGGTTGGCCGGTGTCCATTACCAACTCAAGCCGGTTCGTGACAAACCTGTTTTGATTGGCGTGCGACACCGCAATCGTCCGGCTGCTCACGAACGGCTCATCGCCCTCTAGGATGTAATCCCAATCAAGCGACCACAGGCGGCCTCTCTGGAAGTCCCCTGCGATCCACCCATCGGTATAGCGTGCGGTGCAGCTGACGCGCCAGCGGTCCAGCCCGTACGACTCGCGGCGGTGCCATTCCTCATGGGCCACGTCATAGCCCCACGTGCGGCCGTCAGGGAAGGTCCAATAGATGACGGTATGCCCGGCCTCTTCCCATACAAAAGCGTACGCCTGATACCATTTCAAGCCGCGTATTGCCTGCTCGATCGGGCGCGTCGAAATTCGGATCGCGCTGTATCCGCTCAGCCGGTAAAAATAACCATCCGAGCCAAGCCAGAAAACGCTATTGTCCGCTTCCGCCACTGCATAAGCACCTGCACAACCCTTGTCGAACGCGATGCGTTTGGAACGGAACGGCTGCTGACTCGCGCCAGTATTCTGGAAAAACTCACACGAATTGACCGACAACAGCATCAATTCATTGCCCGTGACCGCGGCGGACACCAGTCTGTCTGGCGTTACTTCCGACGTAAATCGGTCAAGGGTGCTGAAGTCAGTGGCCGCAGCGACGCCGGAATTGAACGCGAACCGGCCTTGCGGTTCGATGCCGATCATGAAGCCGTCAAGAAACTTCGTCACTGACGATCCGGGGTAGCCGGGATCGGTGATGCGGCCAAAGTTACCCGTCACGGTGTTGTAGACGTAGCCGGCCGAGCCATTGGAAACTGTAAGCTCATTCCCTAGGCTGATTTGGTTGTGGTCCATCGTGACCCGACCAAACCCCGGAACTGTGCCGATCGGGATCGCGACCTTCGTTTTGCTGATCTGGTACAGCGTTTTACCGATCACCGCGAACTGTCGGCCCTCGCAGTTGTGGACGCCACGCACGGTGATGTAGGTGTCGGACGCAATTTCCACGTACGGACGCAATCCCGGTGGGGTCTTGAGCATCTCCGGCGAGCGCGTACCTGCCCGCTCAGCACGACACGGCAAATAATTGACCGTATCCTGCATTGACCACGGGCGAGATTCGTCTGCGTACGATCCACCTACCAACGGAAGCGGCTGAGGCTGCATTAGATATAGCTATCCGTTTCGATGTTGTAGTCGCTGAAGCCTCTGGCGCGCTCCAAGGGGGTCGCGCGCTTCTGGTCACGTTGAAGATCGGCCAGCCCCTTGCGTGCGAATTCGATGGTATCCGGGTCGAGCGTGGTGCCGTACTGAGGTCGTAGGCGAAGCGCCAGATTAAACTCAATGGGCTCAATCGCCTCATCAGGGACAGGCATATCGTCTGACGGGTTGCTCACGTTAGACCAGCCAAGCGACAGGGTGTTAGCTTCCCATCGCGTCATCATCCCGTTCAGTGCCTTGATTGCGGTGCTCATGTCGGCCGGCTTGACCGGCTGGCGGGCATCAATCACGCGCAGCAAACGAAGCGCTGCCGCAACCGTTTCTTCTACTTTAGCCATGAGACCTCCGAATAAGGGAGGGGCCGAGTCTACGGCCCCTCGGGATTACTTCGCTTTCTTCTTTAGCTTGGTTTCCTGAGACTTCGCCAATGCCTCGGCTTGACTCAGTTCGCCATCGACAGACGCCGGATTCCATTCCGCGCCGTTACCTCTGACGCCTTTCGGCTCGGCCCATCCGCTAGCCAATGCTGCGGCGGAATCCGCGTGGAATTCCACTTTGCCATCTTTTTCAAGCCACATTGGTTTGTTAGTGGCCATCGATCCTCCTTATGCCTGAGTCGTAATCAGGCCGTAAGCCGCAAGAATCGCGGCAAGTTCGGCAACAGTGCCGGACGACAGGTCAAAAGCGGTCGCATTTTTGACGACGGGCGTAGCCCCGAAAAACCCAACCTTCGAGTCTGCATTGCGACCGATGAGAGTGCCGTCCGCCGTTTCTTGCGCGGCAGCCGCGCTTGTCTCGCTGGAAAGTGCCATGACTTTGCTCCTTAGCTGAAGTCGGTGATGTTGTTCGGCACGACAACGCCGAACTCAGGACGCAGGACCGCAGAGCCCCACAGCACGTCAATACGATTCAGAAACTGGTCGTTGATCGTGTCGTAGTCGCGGATCATGCGCAGGGACAGGCCGTCGAACACCATGCGACTCGCGTCCTTGTTTTCCGGAAGCGGAAGATCGACGGTCGCGAACGTCAGGAAGTCTCGCGTAAAGCCGAGATTGACGCCGCTCTGGTTTGCCGCGCCCAAGATGGTCATGGCGTCGTTGTTGGTCGGAAGGGCTGTAACGTTCTGTTCCGGACCGGTCAGAGTGATGGCCGGCAAAATTTGCAGGTTGCCTGCACCACCCGCGTAGTCGGCGGTCACAACAAATGTCTGCAAGAAGCCCGTCGATTCTTTAGTCGCGCCGTTTACCGAGAACACGTTCGGGAAGGTCACGTGCTGCCCCGCCTTGATAGTGCCGGTGCCGGTGTCGATCGCGATGCTCGAACCGCTGAGTCCGACGCCGTTAACCAGATAGCCCGCCGCAGTGCCAAACGCCGCAGTGCCGGCAGCCTGTGTCGGCATGTTGGTGGACTCGAACCAATCGAAGCCCATGGCCCGCGCCATAATGCCCTCTTCATACTGGTTCTTGATCTGATTTTGTGCATTGAACAGCGCTTGCGCACTCTGGACAGCCTGCACCGTGCCACTGGTGTTGGTCATCATGTAGCGCTTTTCAGGGGCGAGGCTATCGGTCAGCGCCTTGTTCGCCAGCAGGCCATCACCGATTGCCAGCTTGCCGTCAGAATTCGAGACAAAGCCCGATGCGTATGGCAAGGCCCGAGAAATGACGCGGGACTCAATACGAGACGCCATGTCCGCAATCCGCTGGTCCAGATAGCGAGCGCGGAAATCGTCAATCTTCAGCGCCATGTCCGAACTGTTCCAAACGAGGTCAACACCAGTCTGATCAGTGATCGTGAGCGGCGTAGTACGGTCGTTTAGCGCGCTGGCGTTCATGATTCGGCCCTCACGGACCTCGCCACGGGTCGGAACGCGGATGTTGACGGTGTCGCCGATCTTTGCACCAGTGACGGCGAACTCGTCCTTGTACTCCATGTTGATTTTCTTGATGAACGTGAGTTTCTGGCGAAGAACGCTCAAAATCTCCCGCGTGATGAGACTGGTAGTCAGAAAACTATTTGCCACGATGGTAACTCCTATGGATTAGGGGGGTAGCCCCTTCGCCGCTCGCTCCTTACGTCTCGCCGCGTCGTATTCGGCCATACTCATTTCTTCGTATGACACGGGCACGGCGGGCGAACCGGAAAGGGTCGTGATCGGCTCGGGCGCCTTGGTCACGGTTTTGGCGGGGATGGCGGGTTGCACGGTCGGTTTTGCGCTCAGCTTCGCTTCGATCCGACCGATTGCTCGGGCGGCAGCGAGGGGCGACATCTGAGCGATTGCGGCAGCTTCTTCAAGGTGTTGGCCGAGGTAATAGGCGATCGCCGGAGCTTCATCGGATTCGATGATGGCCTCCGCCATTTCCTTTGTGATCGGCACATGCTCCGCCTTTGCAACGTCCTCATAGTCCGGATGCGCAGCCGCAAAGGCCTGCTCCTTCTCTTGGAACGTTCTATGGCGTTTCTGCGCCTCTTCCTCTTGCTTACGCCTAGACTCTTCGGCCTGCTCCTGCCCACGCTGCCACTTGTACCAAGCGCGCATATATTGGGCGTCGTCAAAGTCGAATTGTTCTCGCGTCGGCTCACCTGTCGGTTCTTCCGCTTTCGTGGGCGCTTCCTGTTCGGTCTTGCCACTCCTCATGGCCTGTTCCCGCCAGTAATCGCGCTCACGCTGCAAGGCTTCCGCCTCGCGTCTCGCCTCGTGCTTTTCCTTCGTCAGTTCCCCAATGCGGTTATGCACGCCCGGCTTTTTGCCGGCCGGCTTCGCATCTTCGTTTTCCGGTGGTGCCGATCCCACGGAGTCTTTGCCGTCATCGACGGTTGCGGCTTGCGCCTCCACTTTCGGAGGTTCTTTCTGTTCCGGCCTAGCCATCAAATGACTGTTGTCGATCGGGCCAGTGTTTTCCAGTTCATCAGTCATATATGCGCCTTAAGCGAGCCCCGTTGGGGCGCCCGGGAATCCGCCCGGTGCGGTGCCTTGCGGCGGTTGCGGGGCCATGCCAGCCTGCCCCATTTCGATTCCGAGACGAATTGCGGTCTCTTGATTCTGCAAGTCCTGCCCCTGCGCCTGTTCGGCGTAGAGTGTGGCCTGCGCGTCCGCCTTCTTCGCGTCGGCCATAACCTTCGGATCGGGCGGAGGCGGCGGGCCGGGCGGCGGGTCGTCTTCCCCGCGTTCCAAAAGGCCCTGCCCCACAAGGATCATCCGGGCGGCCTTCTTGACCTCTTCCAGCCCCACGGAATCCAGATTCATGATGAAACCGTACTTCGCGACCATCCCCAAAGGAGACGGATCGTTAGCAAGCTGCTGAAGCGCCTCTGCGGCCTCCATTCGCTGCGTCGTGTAACTCGGGCCCACGGTCACGGACACGTCATAACGGCCTTGGGAGAGGTCGTTCAGCGTGACAGGCTGGCCCGTCTGCTGGTCGATCATCTGCTTATTGACCTCGGCCACATCCTCTTTGCCGTCCTCCCCGATAATCCGGACCTGTCGGGCGGTATCGTAAATCTCCGTGATCAGGTCGCTTGTAATCTCGAAGTCGTACCGAAGGGCATAGGACAGGTTATCGATATAGTCAAAGTTCGCAACGTCGCCTTCACGCTGGCGCGCAATGATCGCCCGGCCGCTAGTCTCGTTTGACTTGGCGCCTAGGCTGGCGTCATAGATGCCTGTGGCAGACTTGATATCGTCGCTGCTGATCTGCGCCGCGTTCGCCAGCGCAACAGGAAAGTCCGGCGGAGCCTCTCGGGTTGGCCTGCCGCCGTTCGGGCTTTGCGGATTGGCGTTGTAGAACAGCACAGGCGGCCGTTTGACGCGCATGTTTTGGTATTGCGACTCATACCCCTCAACACTGCTTGCCTCGGCCATGAACGGGCTGTAAGGCTGATCAGCGATGACCTCGATGAAGGTGCTGCGCTCGTAGTTATACATGCGCTGTGCATCCTTGGCGAAACGCACCGCACCAAAGAACACGTCTTTGTCATCGATCCGGATCAATTCTCCCCACACAGGGACAAGCGGGATGAATCGCCCCGGGACTTTCTTAGGGCCTTCGATAATCTCCGCGCCAGACACAATGCAGTGATACACGCAATCGCGATCCGTCCAGCGACGGCGCTGTTCAGTCACGCCCGCCGCAGCCATGTCGTCAATCACGGGGGCAATGTCTTCGGCGTCGTACACCGCGCCGTCAGACATCAATACGATTTCCTTCCGTTCGACCTTCTTGTAATAGTACTCCGCGACGATGACATCCGACTCGCCGAACCATTCGCGGGTTGCGTCTGTCGTGTCGTCTACGGAAACAAGCTTTGCATCGGGCCAGCGCGCACGGAACGCCGAGCGGGCGAACGATGCCTCAACGAATGCATAGCGCGCGTCCCTGCGGTCTTTCTTCTTGGCCGCGTGGTCAAAAAAGACCGAATACGGGTTCGGGATTTCCTCTCTCTGAATGACCTGATCAAACCCGCCGTCGTCTTGATAGCTGGTCGTGATCCGCCACACCCCATAACCCCCACCCACGGCGAACTGGAATGCAGTGTCAACGGCACGTTGCGCGTCAAGCTGACTGTCGATTCCTCGGATGATCCCCTGACGGACTTCGGCCAGCTTTTGGTCAGCCCCTTCAACAGCCCTCACCTTCGCCTGCGGCCTGTTCTGGCGCTGGTCGTTGGTAATCTGTTTCATCGCCTGTCGGACTTTGTTGACCGTGTAGCACGGCCGCCCCTTCCGGGTTTCCGACATCCATTCGTCCCACTGCGAATCCGGGACAAACGCGAACTTAACGTCCGCCTTCGCTTCGTCGTACTGCGGGCGCCAGTAATCCCGGCACTCTTTGAACCGGGTCAGCATTTCCTTGTGCAGTTCAGCCTTGTCTACGCCGGCTCGCTCAGCGGCATAGTCCACAGAATCGGTTTTCTGGTCAGGGCTCAATGGCTGAACTCGGAGGCAAAGTGGACAATCGGGGTCCGTCGCGCAGGCTTGCGGTCAATACTAGCATAATCGACACACATCAATCCAAACGCGTCAGCGGCGTGGCTTGACCAGTCGTGGTTAGGGCCTAATCCGATATTCCGGCGCTCGTCACGCTTCTCATGGTACCAGCCAAGCGCCTTTCGGCCTGCGGCAGTCTTTTCCTCATCGAACCGGACAGACGGAAATACGCGACGGGCCGTCTCGATTCGCATGTTCGCAGCGCCAGCGCCCATGTTCGGGATGACGCCGACCTCAAACCCGGCCTCTCTCAGTGCGCTTTCATAGGTGACCTTGTGAACCTTGTCATGTTGCGCGCCATCGTGGGGGAGCCGACAGATTGCTTTTTCGTACCCGCTGCGGCGCAGCCACTCCACATGGGTCGCCAACGGCTGGCCCACGGCTTCATAGTAATCAAGAACACGGATTTCTTCCCCGATGAACTGAGAAATCCAAATTGAGCAGGCATCCGCCTTTGCGCCCGTTCCGCCAATATCCCAATAGGCCCTAAGTCGCATTAGCGGGTCTTGAGCCAGCCACGTAATGCGCCCCTGAGACTTTGCCGCGTTCAGTTGTGGCGCGTAATAGGCGCCGATATTGACGGTCTTGTATCCGCCCTCCCATATATGGTCAACCTGATCAGGGCGGGCCTCAATATCAGCCTTCATTTTCTCAGGTAGAGTCGTCAGGTGGAACCACGGGTTATCTCGATGGTTCAACTCGACAATCTTTGAATTTGCTGGCGGGTTCTTCCGGAATCTCAAATCGGTTGCGCTATTTTCAAGCTCAGGGTTCCAAGTGATCCAAACCTCAGAGCCAACCTCGCGAACGGTATTGTCTGCCTTGGACCATGCCGAATCTGTCACGGTTTCGGCCTCATCTACCCACAACAGAAGGATCAGGGCCTTGGACTTGATGCTGTCCAGACTATGCCTCAGGCCGCAGAATACGTACTCAATACGCTTGTCTTTGGTCCGGATATACGTCTCGCCAATGTCGAAGTGCGCAGCCAGCCACGGCTCCGACTCAATGGCGGCCTTGACCTCAGCCATCGACGAATCAGCGAGGCTGTTCATGTACTCGCGAGCGCAGACGATCACACCGGATCGCCCTTCTTTCGACCACATGTAAGCGCGCACCGCTGTCATCTTGGCGAAACTGCGCGTCTTGGCGCTGCCACGCCCGCCGTGTGCCCCGCGGTACATCGCCTCGCCTGTAAAGACGGGGATCAGCTTCGGCGGCAGCTTAATTCGCGCCTCAGCCATCATCCGGCCTCTAGGACGATCTTCGTAACCGTTTCAACAGGGCCGCCATCCGGGCCTGAGATTTCCGTCTGTAGTTTATCCCCGTACTTGCGGGGCTTGAGCTTGGCCGCTACCCACTTGCGGGCGTCAACCCTCAGGCGGTTTCGTGCCACTGCTGTGGAGTCGAACACAACCATTGATGCCCCGTCGCCACCGACAATGACCTTCGTCTCTCCCTCATCAGCAATGGAAACGATCTCGTCGGCCATCGTTTCGGCCTGCTCTTCGCGGGCGCGCGCGTACATGTCGCGAAAGGTTTCATTTGCAACTATCCATCGAAACACTGTGGAACGATGCGGCATGTCGTCGGCCGCGCAAATGGACTTTAGGCTTTCGCCGTCCATAAGGCGCTCACAGATGCTATCTCCCAATGCGTCCGTATAGGTTGTCGGTCTGCCGGTGGCATTGCTCACGGCCCCGGCTCCTCTTCTTCAGCCACCACGGTCAACTCATACGCCCCGCCAACGGTCGCTGTCTCGCCTTGGAACCACGGGGACTGTTCCACGTCGATCCTGAACAGTTGGGGGAACTGGCGCCCTGTAGTGGTCGTTACCAGCGCCTTGACGTGCGCCCGACCGATACCGGCCTGTAGCGTACAGCTCGTCTGCTTACCGTCTTCGCTGATTGAGGGGGAAGTCAGGATGGCGCCCCATGGCTGAGTGATGCGCCAAGTGACTGATGCGATCGTTTCGGTCTTGTCCAGCACGCCATTGAAGTTAGCCGACAACTCCCGAATCTCGCCACGCGCCAACTCGCACACCTGAGTGCGGGTGCGGTCGTATGCGCTGGCGATGGCGGTCGTGGTGCGTGTCACAGTGAGGACCCTACCAAGATCAGGACTAATCCAGCCCCAATGGCGCAACCGCCAAGCAATGCGGCGGCGTTGATGATGATTCGACGACTCATGGTCTTGGCCCCCTTATGGCTGTGTGCGCGGCTTGGCAGGCGGCAAGGCGGGCGTCGGCTTCGGCACCGATTCCAATAGCAGCTGCCGCAATTTCTGCTCCGCTTCCGGCTTGGCCATGATCGACGCCGGGACCGGTGGAATCTTGAGAGGCGGCGGACACTCCTGAACAGGACGGGAGGCGCACCCGGAGACGGCCATTGCGAATGTCAGCAAGCACAGACTGTTTCGTTTCATCGGCCACCCTCTGTTTATCGTCTTCCAACTTTGCAGCGATTATAGCAAGGTCCTCGGACCACTGCTGTTCCTTAACTCGGGCTTGTTCGGACAGGTAGGCGAGCCGAGCGGCCGACTCTGCCTTTGCTTGGGCGTATTCGGCCTGTAGGCTGGCGACCTCGCGTTCCCCCGCCTCTTTCCCATTGCTGCGGCCGTGGAACCAAATAGCGAGAACCAGCGCAATCGCTGCGCCGGCCTTGATCCATAGCATGTAGGGGGCTAGAGGGTTCATGACAGCCACCAGACATAGCCGACCTTCATCGCGACGTGTACGGCTTGATCAGTGTTAAATCCGATTTTTCCCGTGCATTTCGCCCAATCCGTCAACGCATGGCCGACAAACTCGATACAGGCTAGCAATGGGGAACCTGTTATTACCATAACGCCTACTGCATGAATCGCACTGTGAGCCCCTAGCGCCTGCCACCACGGAACGCCGTGGATTGGGGCTGTCGAATTTTTGGCTTTGGCCAAGAAGTCGCCCTGTAGCGGATAATCCGCCAAGGCATGCCAACCGATCAACAGAATTAGAATCTCGATCATGGCTGCGGCTGCCGAATCTTTGTCGCCACTGCGACCGCGAAACCAGACAGCATGCCCAGTACCATGACGGTCACCAGCGCAGCGTCAGGGACCAGCGCCTGAGCGCGCGCCGGGGCCAGAGCGTAGAAGCCAAGCGAACCAGCGCAACCGGCCGCAACCCAGCCGCACCACGTTGACCACTTCTTCCACCATTTCAACGGGTCGGAGGTAAGGGCAAAGCCTAGGACTTTCTTAGGCGGGGTCTTGATGATGACCTCCTCCTCTTCGCCTTCAGTCTGCGGTCCAGTCATTTTTGCGTCTCCGGCTTCGGGTAAGGGTTAGCAACCGGCACTTTCCCGGTCCAGATGTAGCCTCGCGTGATGTTGGACTCTTCGCGTGCCCACGCTTCATGCGCATCGCGCTGCGCGGCTTCGGCAGTCATGGCTGCGCGCATATCGCTGATACGCTGGCCCTGCATTACAACAACCGCCAATGCCAGCACCGTCACCATCGCCGCAAACCATGCGGCACGCTCACCCTTGGATACGGGCGGCAACTGAGGCGGCAGCGTAACTTGCTGCACTTGCCCAGCCTGCGGATGGTGACTAATTGGCATTTCGACTATTCGGGTCAGCAGCGGGACAAGCTCCCGCATTGCCTCGATTAGCTCCCGGAACTCCCCCTGTTGCGCCTGTGTCATCGATGCTCCATCGTCGCCGGGATATGCAGCCCAAGCCTGTCGATCAACGGGCTAAGCAGAGTAGTCAGCCCATTAACCTTTTCTTTCAATTCTGTCATGTCTCTATGAGACAACTGTTGGCTATTTTCGACCCGCTGCGCTGCTAACTCCATTTTGTGCCCCAGTGCAGTGATTTCCTTTTCCCGAGCCGCATTGTCGGCAATCTGCCTAGTCTCCAAGGCCTTCCCGAAACGGAAAATGTACCCGACGAAGGGAGCAACTAGGAGATTGCAAAGCCCAAGGATAATCGCCACAGTCACGCCGTCGAAAGTCATGGCTTATGCCTCGCTCCGAGACATAGAGCCCACCGGGGCAATGGCAGTGTGCGCCAGCAATACCCCAGCAGGCGCGCGGTAGGCTGTAATTCGCTCAGATGGGAACCACGATTCATTGATGGCGTCGTTTTGATTGCCCCCGAGTAGGCGCACATGCGAGCCGTTAGGGCTAACGCCAGTCACAATGCCCACATGGCCGCCGCCTTTGCGAGTCAGCACAGCGATTGCGCCCTGCCTAGGGCCTGAAAGCCTGACGCCGTAATCGGCCCACGCCAGCGCGCGATAAAAGTGTTTCGGGATGGGATAGCCGGAGTCAGAAAGCCACTTGGCGACCGCTCCGCCACACCACGGCTGGCCCAACAGCCAACCGGCCTTGAACTTGGCCCACATGCCCCGAATCCATTTCGAGTCATTCGGCCCGAGGGTTTCCCGTTGCCCAATGTCTCGACGTGCGGCGATGAGATAGTCCGGTTCTGGCGTCATTTAGACCTCGGGGCACTTTGGACTATTAGCGCATATGTTGCGTTAAGAATCAACCTCTACAAGCTCGACCGTTCGTCGGCTAACTGCTGACTGTCACGCGTGACGATGTATGATTACTACATCAACCACGGAGACGCAGACATGAAAACCGCCCGCCAGAACACCGCTTCCGCGCTGACCGCCAAAGCCAACCGCGCACTGCGCGCAGCTTCTATCTCAGGCGTCACGGTCAAGTGCGTCGGCTACGGCAAGCCGGCTGGTACGGTTTCCGGCCCCGTCGCTAACCTCATCATCTCGCGCCCCGTTCTTGAGGCCGCTGGCATTGTTCTTTTCCCGATGAAAACCTACGGCTGGGGCACTCAATACATCATCGAGGCCGCATAAGTGATCGAAGTCGGGGATTCAATGCACACCTCAACAGGAATTGTCGCGGTCACAAAAAATAACTTAGCAATCGCCAAGGAAATGACAGAAAGCGGCAAGGCTTACAAAGTCAACAAGGCCGCATACAGCAAAATCGAAACCTCTCGGTCTTGGCATAGAGACAACAAAAAAAGCCGATCCCTCTATCGGTACCTACTGCTAAAGTGAAGGATTGACACCGCATGACCGCCAAGAAATCCGCAACCCGCGAAGCCGCCCGCCGATCAAGGGGTCGGCCGGTGTCTACCGTCCTCACCAGCCCTGAAGCAATCGCCAGCCTAGAAACACTGATCGCCAAGCTAGGCGGCCCCAAGGCTGCGATTGGAGCCGCGTTGGCTGCATACCCCAAAGAAGAGGCCACAACCGGGGGAGTCGATTGTGGCCTCGGACCGCAGGGGGAGGCTGCGGGGTGAAGTGGTGCAGGGCGTTGGTATCGCGCCAACGTCTTCGGCTTTTCAGGCCGACGCTAATCTATCTCAGCTAGCCCCGCGAATAAGGCCGCCCCGATGCGCTGGGGCGGGTTGTGGAACAGCGGCGACCGGGAACGCCCAATCCTTACCGCTTGAAACAGCGCCCCGCATGGCCGGGGCAACGCCTTACTGCGCCGGAATTCCACCGGCTGCCGAGTTAAATGTCGGCTCAGCATTGCATCGAGTCACGGCGCTCGATGCTCGCCTTATTGCACAATGCGGGCCGGAGTCGAACCGGCACTAACCATGGTTTAGATATACCCTCGCCTTGCAAGTCGCCTCAATCAAGAGGCCGCAAGCCGCATTGCTTGGAACCCCGGGCCTAGTCTCGTCTCTGGTTCTTGACGGTCGAAACCGCAAGCATCACCTCCGGAGCCCATTTCTGGGGCTAGGCCGTGCCGGTCACGCGTTGCCGCCGGGGTATTGCTACGGCCACTAGGGCCGGTGGAACGTTGGAGCGGGCTGGGAGAGTCGAACTCCGCGGTCGTCAGCTTGGAAGGCTGTTGCGCGCCCCTTGCGCTAGTCAACCCGCAATCTCAGAAGACTTGAATCTAGCTCAGTTCCTGCTACTCGTCAACCGCTTCAACGAAGCGAATGATTCGAGTTGCCTCAGGGTTTTCTCGCTCAGCCTCCTCTCTGCTGTCGTACGGCGCGCCTAAGTGCCCGGTAAACGATGCAAGGTATATTTCCCGGGGCTTGGGCTTGATGCGGTAACTTCTCAAATCACTCTCATCAGCAAGAGAACGGATCACAGCCGACGTGTCTGTCCCGCCATGCACCCATGATCCTCGAAGTAAAATCTGTCTGTCTTCAATATTTGGGTGGTCTAAAATTAAGGCAAGAGCCCTAAGCTTATCCGGCAGGTTATGGTATAGCGAGGTGTCTGGCTTGATGGTCATTTCTCCCCCTCTGTTGTGAATTGCTGGGCTGCGGCGATGGCGGAATCCAGCTCTTTCTTTGCGTCATTCCTAACCCATAGGCCGGTGATTTCCGGGTGGGCGGTCAGGACGTAATCGATATCGACCTTCGCCAGCCTTGCAGCCTCCAGCAGCCTCGCGTGGGACTCGGCTAGTTCTTTGTAATGGGCTAGCGGAACTTCGATTGTATTCGCCATGTCCGTCTCCTGTTTTTGGTTTGAGGGTGGCCGGACGCTACCCCGGCGTAGAACCATCACGTGTTCTTCCGTCAGCCAAGCGCCCGCATTGCTGCCGTCTGGGCTTGGAGATGCTTTCCTCCCGAGGTTGCAAGCCCTCGCGTTTTGACTGTGTGCGCTCCCGTGTGGGCACCTTCTGCGCATTCACCCTCAAGGGATCGGACTCGACGACGCGGCCGTAGAGGGGCCCTGTCTCGCATGCGATAGTACCGGCGCGCTTTCCGATCCCCGCATACGTCTAGCGTTGCAACCGCCGAATCCGATCCCTTGAAGGTGCCCGGGCTTGGGACCGGGCACCCGTAACGCTGCTCTGTGCATGTTGCGGCGCTCATGCTGGCCGTTTCGGTTGTCTTCGGCGCTCTCCTTGATTCGTGGCGGGGTTACTTCTGGCCTGCAACGATCATCGGTGTGACATTGCCTGAAATAACGGTATTCCCTGCCTTTGCCGACTGAACTATGGTGTCTCTCTGTAGTTCGGCCATCCGCAATTGCATCACGTTGCCGGTGAGAGACGCGCCAAGGATTCGATTGGCTTCAGCCTGCCCTCGTGCGCCTTCGATCCTGATCTGTGCTTGAGCCTTCGCAAGCTCGATTTGCTTCTGCGCTCTTGAAATTTCCTGATCGGTCGCCGCGCGAGCTTGGATCGCTTTTTCAATAGCGGGGTCTGTCAGCAGGTTGCGGACGTTGATTGACGTAACGGTGAAGGTGTTGGGGTCTGATGTTTCGAGTTCGCGTTGCAGGTTTTTGCGTATTGCCTCGCTGATTTCTGCGCGCTTTGTGTGCATGGTGGTCGCATCGAACCGAGAAACGGCGTCATATACGGACTCACGCGCAGCCCTGAGAACGCGATTGTAGCCGACGATTCCAACATCGTTGCCGCCTTCGACGATCTGCGAATGCAGTACGTAGTCGCCCTGATACTTGATGTAGAGGCCGGGAATCTTCGCTGGGGACACCTTGAAATAAATATCAATATCAAGGTCTTTTAGCGTCAGATTGTCCTTGCTCTTCGGCGAAAGGTCGTTGATCGGAAAGCTCACCTCTTTGGTGCTCACCTCATAGATTGAATCAAACACAGTTGCATACACGCCCGGCACCTTGGGCTCTGGATCGATCTTGCCAAACGCTTTCTCTACGCCGACGTTGCCGGTATCGATCTGCGTGCAGCCGGCAAGAAAGAGGGTCATCATGGTTGCGAAAATTCGGAGTTTCATTGCGTGCCTCACGGTTGGAAATACGGATTAATCGGGCTGAAATAGGCAATCATGGCAAGCAGGATCGCTGCGGAAACAAAGAACGTGATGTTTCGGCCGTGGCGAATAACCCACGCTTTCGCCTGTTGCGGAATGGCGTTGTGGGCCACATAGCAGAGAATCACGATAACGACGATGGCGATCAACGCCTTCATACTGTCCTCACTGGTTGGAATAGGTGCCTAGTTTTGCCGCTAGGCCGGCTACGCTCCTGCACGGTGTTTAGTTAGGCCCCGACCCGCGCGAGCGCGGAGCGAAGATTGATTTCTGCTGCGTGGCGGGCCTCGTAACTGCCACGCAATGCGTTCTTTGCCTCATTTGCCGCCTCAATCAGCTCGGCCACGGCATCGCGGGCTTCGCGAAGCTCAGCGCGAAAAATGTTGCCGTCGGAAAGCCCGGCGACTCCAAGCGCTGTATCCGCTTGGTCGATTGCGTGAAGTACACCCACGGGCGCGCTCATGCCGCACCGCCTTCGGTCTCGCGGACGCAATGCATATGCCAATAGCTTCCGGCCAGCGTGTCATTGTCACGATCACGAACAACAGTGCGCCATCTCTGCTTTGCGCCGGCCGGAGTGTTGGCTTGCACGGTCCCAATGATCTTGCCGGTTCCATTCTGCCCCTCTCGGATGTCGAAACCCTTCATCTTCATTCTCCCCCGGCACCGCGCCGGCCATGTGGAGATATTACGCCTTGCCATGGATAGATCAACATCACCTGTAGAACACTACGTTCCAAGAAGCTCGCGCATGTCGGCGAATTGTGCTTCGCGTTCGGCTTTTCGCGCGGTGGCGGGGTCGGCGTCGGCGGCGGCGGCGTCGGCGGCGGCGTCGGCGGCGGCGGCGGCGGCGGCGTCGGCGGCGGCGGCGTAGGCGTAGGCGTAGGCGTCGGCGGCGGCGGCGTAGGCGTAGGCGTAGGCGTCGGCGGCGGCGGCGGCGGCGGCGGCGGCGGCGGCGTCGGCGGCGGCGGCGGCGGCGTCGGCGGCGGCGGCGTCGGCGGCGTCGGCGGCGGCGGCGGCGGCGGCGGCGGCGGTGGCGGCGGTGGCGGCGGCGGCGGCGGCGGTGGCGGCGGCGGCGGCGGTGGCGGCGGCGGTGGCGGCGGCGCGCTTCTCGCGAAGCTGCGCCAGCGTGATCTCGCCGCGTCCGTAAGCCCTCGCAGCTTCGATGCA